AAATTAGAGGTCAAGGTAGGGCAGATAGAGGTAATATAACAGCACAAGGCCAAGTAGATGTTGCAAATATTGGAGCACAATCAACAGCAGATCAAGCATTAGCAAGGGCTCAAGGAAGACAAGACAGAGCAAATATTGGAGCGCAGTCAACTGCTGATTTAGCTTTGAGTGCACAAGAAGGTGGACAAACTTTAGATCAAATTGACCGCCAAGCTGCAGCAGATAGGAGTACCATTCGTGCTCAAGGTACAGCAGACAGAGGGAACATTGGAGCGCAAGGACAAGTAGATGTTGCAAATATTGGAGCACAGTCAACAGCTGATTTAGCTTTAGGATTACAGCAAGGTGGACAAGCTTTAGATCAAATTGGAGCACAAGGTGCAGCAGATGTAGGAAACATTGAAGCACAGTCAACTGCTGATTTAGCTCTTGCAAGGGCTCAAGGCAGAATTGGAAGAGGTACTATTT